ATTACGCTGAATAACAAACTCATCTGGAGTCTTGCAAAGCAATAACCCGCCAATCTCAATATTGTCTTTAAAACGACTATTGGGATCAACTAACAACTGAAACTGAGGTTGTTCCTCAATACCTACTGGTTCCCAGCCTTCTCTCAGTTTTCCAGAAAGATTGCGGGGGTCAGCTTGATTAAGGGTAGATACACGGATCCAACGGTAACTAAAACCTGCTTGCTTATCGGGTTCTGGCAAAAGATCTGGTTGAGCCCAAGCCGTAGGACGCTCATAAGTTGAACGGGTTTCTAATTCACGATTGATTCTATTTGTAGCCATTTCAAACCTCCAATTTTAAAAGTTCACGAACATATTGCTCTGGTGAGAGGCCAAGTTTTTTTGCAAGCGCAACTTGCGTTTGCGTTAACTTGACTCGCTTTGGTCCTGTCGACCGAGTTGCAGAGGCTACGACCGTGGCAGGCTTTGCTTTGGGACTGTCCCCTTTGGGCTTTTCCTTAACTTCTACTTCTTCTAGTGGATCCTGGTCATCATCAAAGTTCTCAGGAAACCGCTTCCGCATTGTCTCGTCCAACGTTGCGTAATATCTTTCAGACCCAATCTGCATTCCTTGGCGTTTCAGCTTCTCGTGAAGTCCCAGAGCTGCTGCAGTCATTTCCTCGTCTTGTCCAAACCAGGAATTACGACCTTGCCATTCCGCTAACTTCTCGTCCGTAGCTTGCGGTTGTGCATATTGTTGCTGTTGACTCGTTTGTACATCATATTTATCGTCTTGTAAAGGGGGTAACTTAAAGTTTTTCGCCCTTTCTAACAACATCTGAGCATCTGTCAGAGCTTGCTGCGCTTCGATAACCTTGTCTGTGTCGCCAGAATCATACGCTTCTTTGTAGTCACGCTTGGCTTTTTCAAGGCGCATCTCGGTCGTGGAAGTCATTGCTGCTTTATATTCTTCCTGACCATTCTCAAGCATTTGCTTAATACGGCGGTTTTCTTCCATCAAACGCTGAGCAGCATCTACTGCAGCCGTACGCTCTCTATCAGCAGCTTCTTTAGCCCGACGCTCATCATTCCACACACGCTTCATGCGGATTAGCTTGTCTTTAGCTTCTTTGCTGTATTTGTCTAAATCGTCAACGTCTACCTCAAGCTGCTTAACTTTCTCAGCATCTGGGGGAGTTCTACCCCGATCTTCTTCGGGGGTGTCGTCTTCTACCTCGATCTCAAGAGCTTCTTCTGTATCTACGGGTTTACCCTTAGTTACTTCCTCTTGTTCATCGGGAAACTTATATTCTTCACCTTTAAATTCAGCCATGTCCAGCTCCTTAAGTAAATTTGCGTTTAATGCCGCGTGGGTCTTGAACTACAGCTTCCACAGAGTCATCGTTAATAATGCGGAATTCTCGACCGTGGATAACCAAACGGGTACCAGCATTGGGTCTAACTAGGATGAAATCGCCCTTTTTACACCATGCTCCGTTAGGAAAACGGGTCGTATCTGAGTAGCAATCAGGCCCTAAATCGACCACAAACAGCACTGTAGTCAATAATTCGTCATGCCTACGGGTCTCATCTGACTTGATAATACCGCTGTCAAACGCTTCTTCTGCTTCAGGAATTGCACACAAAATACGGTAGCCCTGCGGTTTAGGTAGTTGTGATGCTCTTTCTTCTACTTCTTTATTCAGCACTGCAGATAAATCTATTGCTTTGTTAAGGTTTAGTTCACTCATTGTCCGAGTTCTCCGTTTTGGTTCTGAGGTCTTGAATTATTCCGCACGCAGCCTCGAGACCTCGAATCTGACCACATACGTATCGGTATTCTTCCATTGTCGGAATATTGCCCTGGGCTAGTCCGCCCTTGAGGAAGTTCATCCTGTCGATGTATTCCTTCAATAAATATTCTAAGTTATCCAATTACTCTCCTTTTTTGGGTTTATAGTGCTCTTTCAAAGCGTCAACACCTGCTTGCAACATCATTTTCTCTTTCTCGTTCTTCATAGTCGCTGCGGACTTAAGAGCGTCATACTTCTGTTTCTCTGCATCGTGTTGGATATTTGCAACTGCTTTGGCTTTGTCAATCTGAACCTTCTGCTCGGCAATCACCAATTTCTGCTTCTCAAGCTCAGCATCTGCCATGTCCTTAGCGGCCTTACGCTGCTGATCTGCCTGCTTGATCTGAACTTCTTGCTGCTGTAACTGCAAGAGTGGGTCTTGGGCTTGCTGCATTGCTTGCTGCTGGGCAGCTTGTTGCTGGTTCATCTGGAGTAACTGCGTAGCCGCTTGTGCCAACATCGGGGCTAACTTCGCTTCTATTGCTGGGTCCATGTTGATGTCTTCACCGTTCTCGTCTGCTTTAGGTGGCATGGAAACACCCAACTGCTTCTCAATCTCAATGCGGTACTGGAAGCCTAAATGCTCGTTGATGTGCGCCATCATTGCTGACTGGAGCGCCTGAGCCATTGGGTTGTTTTGTAGTAATGCCATGATCTTGGGATCCTGCATAGCAGACATGTGTACGGTGATATGTGCCTGGTGATCCTGATACTGGAACGCTTTGACAGGCTTCATCATGAGTACGTTCTGGTTCTCCGATACTGGATCGGTCGGCTTCTGATCTTCTTCCAGCGGGATGAGCTTGTTCGCATTCTTAATCCCCAAAACATCGAGCATCTGGCGATGGAGCAACGGAAGGTTGTATAGTTGTGGCGCCCCTTGAGCCAACTGCAAAACTGCTTGGTACTGTACGATCTTCTGCGCCATTGTCGACGCATTAGGGTCTGAGACAGGAATAACGTCCACGTTGTCATAGTCTGATTTCTTCGCAAGACGTGACCCCTCAACTGGCTCATATGTGTACTCATCTGGTGTGTAGTCAGCAATAATTACTTTTAAGAGCTTTAACTCTTGCTTGAGGCTGTAATGAATACGTGCCTGAACTGCAGACATAACCTTCAATGTACGCTCTAAAATAGCCAGAGTAGTACCAACAGGGGCATTGGCAGACATATCCGATAAGTTCAAATCTGCCGTGTTAGCAAATCTGCGACCTTCTTCGATGATCTTATCCATCAATTGAGCCAGAACCTGACTAGGTTCTTTATATGGCAGAGGCAGGATGTTATCCCGCATGCTTCCGCTTGGTACATCTACGTCACGGAATTCACCTGGGCTGATCGGGGTGTCGTCACCTTTAATCCGCAATCCGCGGGTCTTAAAGCCGCCTGGCAAGTTAGCAAGGGTTCCCGCGTCAACTAATTGGCGTATAAGAGAAGTGCCAGATTTAGCATAAGCCCCAATAAGATGGATAAGGCCAAAACAATAGAAACCAAAGCCAGGTATATATCCGTAGTGAACAAAGTGCTGACGCTTTTGCTTAGTCTTGTCATCAGGCTGATAATTCCGTCTAATCGAAAGAACATTCTGTGTCCCCTGTTCAATAGTTACTACATATGGCAACGCAACACCTGTTGGCTCGCCGTCTTCATCTACGTCTTCAAAACCAGGAAGATCAAGGTCAACATGCATTTCTAAAATCTTATAGCGATCATCCGTAGATGCGCGGAAGCCCATCTTTTCAGCAATCTTCTTCTCTACTTCATCCAATGTATTAACTGGATCACCTAAGTCAATATCGCGATAAAAACCTGATACTTGTAGCTTGCGCAGCTCGTTCTCGGTCTTGCGCATGACGTGTGTTACCCTTGGAGAAGAAGCTAAATCTGATGCGCCGTATGGCACAACCACGTCTTCTGCTGGTACGTAAAGTGCTACTTGACGCTCAAGTGCTGGGTCGTAGTACACCTTTTTAAACGCATTACCTGCAAGACCCAAGCCCCATAACATACGCTCTGTTTCAGGACGATACTCAGGCATCGCATCGGTCAACTGGTAGTTCATGTCATCACGAACACGTTCAGACGCCGCTTTTTTCTCTGGTGTCTCTTTACCAATGATGAGTGTTTTTACTGGTCCTGCTGCAGGAAATATTGACATCATTGTCTCTGCCTGGAACTTGACCAATGCCTCGGAAAGTAGTGGGTGATATACACCGCATGCGCCTTCCCATGGCTCAGAGCGCTCTTCAATCTTCAAACCAAGAAGCTCAAGACCATCAACGTATGTCTGTATCCAATCTTTGCGGGATGAGATGTCAGAATCAAAGTCACCAATCAAATCACCAGCAAGCTCAGTTAACTCCCCGTCATCCATGCTTTCGGCAAGGTTGGCGTTAAAATCATCTTCGTCTTCGCCTTCTTCCATACGTAGGATTGGCGTACCATCAATGCTTACCTCTACTGATTCTGGATCTTCAACCTCAATCTCGATCTCAATTGGGTCCTCCATTGCCGCAGCTTCGTCAATACCCATGGGAGCTTGGTAGAGTGCCTTATCTATTGCCATAATTCTTCCTTAGTAGTAAGACCGTTTTTTCGATCTAAATAATTGAATTTCGTCAGGTTCATCGTTTGGTAATCTAATGAATCCGCCCTGCCTAAACCGCATCAGCGCCATTACCGTCGAGTCTACAAGGTCATCATGACTCATAAACGGGAATCCCGCAATCTCTTCAACCACTTCTTCAGCCCACCGCGTCTCTGGAACCCATACCAGCCCCGATCTGATGATGTCTGCTACAGAGTTTAAACGTGCGAGCTTATCTCCGCTACCCCTATGGGGGGTATATTCTTGAACAGGCATACCTGTGCGCCGTAATTCTTGATAAAGAGCAGTACCCGCAGATTTTTTCTCCACAATAAACGCGTCAGGCTGCCATTCTTCCCATTGTTCCCACGCTAGGGTCTTCAATTCTGGAAATTCTAGGCGTTTTTTGATGGAATTGAGCAAAATAATTGCATATGCGTTCGTTTCATCTTCAAAAAACACGCCCCACGTCGTTAATGCGGTGAAGTCAGCCCTGTTATGGGTCTCTGCAGCGGCGTCAAGCGACATAATCACATACTCACACGGGGGCGCCGCCTCTTTTTTCCACCATTTCCACCATTCTCGCTTGATTACAGAGGCTTCTTCAGCCGTTGGGTTCTGTTGATACTGAGCGTTCCACTGGAAAACAGGCATAGATGCCTTGGTTCTACGCAGTGCTTCGAGAGAATACTGTTCAGGCCAGAGCGCGGCTTCCTCTGGGGTGTTGTCATTAAATATGGCAGGGAATTCTACCCGTTCATACTGATCCGCCTCATCATTCTGGACCATATCTCGGATAACTCGACCTGTCAGATCGTCTTGGTGCCATCTCGTTTGTATAATCGCGACCCTACCACCAGGCATAAGGCGAGTACGAGCGCCATACGTAAACCATTCATACGCTTTTTCAAAGACGTCAAAGTTGCCATTAATAATGTCTTGCTCATTATGGGGATCATCAACAAGTAATAGGTCAGCACCACGACCAGCAAGGGCAGAGCCGACACCGCAAGCATAATACTCACCGCCAACATTAGTGTTCCATCGACCAGCAGACTTATTATCCGCTGCCAAACTGACTGTTGGGAAAATCTGTTTATATGCAGGTTGGTCAATTAAGTTCCTCACTTTCCGTCCAAAGTCCACAGCGAGGTCAGTCGTGTGGGATACCATCAGCACCTTTTTATCAGGGTATTTACCTAGAAACCATGCGGGGAAGTAGATAGATACAAGCTGTGATTTACCATGCCTAGGGGGGATGTTGACGCACACGCGGTCCTGTTTACCTTCAGCAATGCCCATAAGCAGGTCTGCCAAGATGCGGTGATGTTTGCCAACCTTATAGTCTGACTGCATTTTTTGACAAAACGCTATCAAATCTAATCTACACGCCTTAGCCCACTTCCTTCTATGTAGCTCATCAGTCACCATGTCCACCTCCATGGCTTCTTCTTCCGAGAACTTATCTAGGTTATTCGCCAGAAACTCCAGCTCTGTGTCCGTCAGAGACTCTAAGGGGTTAATGACTTCACTCATCTTTTTTTATCTCAAAGTCCGCGTCGTTGATGCCGTCGTCTTCTTTCTTGTCTAACCCCAGTTCAGCATCGACGTCAATAGTCTCCCCGTTAACCTCAACCGCTTGTACGTCGGTCACATTGTCTGGGTGCATGAGGTTGTGAATCTTGCTGCGGATAGAGTTGACTAGATCCTCGGTGGATCTGTGGTTGATTGTTACCTCGGACTTCTCTGTAAAGAGGCCCACGTCAGTGATCTTACCCAGCATTTCTAAGGCTCGCAGCCGTGTTCGATCGTCTGGTGAGTCTGAATCTAGGATCAGTTTGTTGGTCACTAAGAGCCTAATCTGCATCGCATTATCCACAACCCGCAGGCTGTACTCATCCAAAATGGACTTGACGCTCTTATATACAGCAGGTTTTTGGTCTTTCTTAGCCAGCTTTTTGTTGGCTTTTTCTTCGTTTTCTGCTACGGCATACACGGCGTTTTCAGCAGTAGCAAGGTCTTGCTCGGTTGGCTCCATGTCCAGTTCGAGCAATTCTGCCGTGTTACAGGCAGCTTGTGCCTTCTCTATAAAGTTAGCTAAGACGGGGTTGTCGTCAGGAAACGGTATAGATAGATCGGGTTCGACGTGTAATTGCACCTTGCCTAATGTCCAGACTAAAAGATGTTAATAGGCGAAGTATATAGGAAAATGAAAATACTATGCAAGTAGTTGCTGACATGTATAGCAAACGCGATTTTTTATACAAGTGTGGGGCAAAACGCGGTATGCGAAGCCGAAAAGATGATTAATCAAATTGTTCTACCCCACGACGTATTTTACACTTTTTTACTTTTCTTTTCTTCGTAGTGGTGTATGCGGTGGCAGTTAGCGCACAGGACAATACACTTGTCCGCCTCTGTTTTAGCTTTTTTAAACTGCCCCTGACGGATCAGCTCGCTAATTATTCCCTCTTTAGTTCTAGCATCTGTGTGGTGAAAGTCCAGCGCCGCTACATGACTAAACCCGCAGTGGGCACAGATTAGCGTTGCCTTCCATTGTTGGAACTCCGCCCTTTTCTTCTTTCTAGTAGCAGCGTTGGCTGCCATTGCTTTTTCTTTATTTGCTTCATAGTACTTCTTGGAGTACCCCGCTCCCTTGGCTTTTCTAAGCTCGGGGTCTTTATACGGCATCGGTCAAACGGTACGTCTTTATTGGTTCACTACTGCTGGCGTCTACGTTACACGCCCACTTTACCGCCTCTTCTGCCGTAAGTCCCATACGCATACAGACTTCAGCTGCCATAGACCCAGACCCAATAGCCATAAAGGTTCGCACCCGCTCCCACTCTAGGTCGTCCCCGCAGGAAAACAGCCCGTCTTTAGTTAGCTTGAGGAAGGAGCTGTCTGACTTGAGCTTGGGTTTAACCTTGGTTTTTTTATTGAGGTAGTCCAGTACCTTTTCCGCATCGCAGTAGTTACCTGCAA